TGTAAGTCTTTGAGTACGCCCACGGTATCTTCAATGTGAATCGGGTACTTAAACCACAGATTTTTGGGTACAAAGGACGGGAACTCCCTGAGAGTACCCTCCATACGCCAGGCAGTCCTCTGCTGTACCTCCTCATCTGACGCACTTAGACGGTCTTTTAAGGCACTGTACTGGTCAGACGGCAAATTATCCTCACAGATTTTAAGCATGGCACTACGACTGAAAAGGTCGTCAGGGGAAGTGTCCGCAAGCACATTGGGAGCAAGTCGCCTTAAATATTCCTCACAGATTTTACAAGCCTCAGTACTTTGGATCTGCGTCACTATTTCTTCGGTCACATCAAGTTCTACCATGTCAATTAGTGCATCGGGGTCACGGGCGAAAACGCCTGAACCTGACGCTCTGTCCATACTCTTTTTACCGCCCTGAGAGCCTTTTGAGTGGTGGTGACAGTAGATAACAGCACAGTCGAGTTCATTGCACACCTTATCAAACTGATTGCAGAAGTGAGCCATTTGGTCAGCGGAATTTTCGTCACCTGTAATTACCTTATAAATCGGATCAATAATTACTGCAATAAAATTCTCACGCTTTGCCCTCCAAATCAAAGACGGGGCAAGTTTATCCATTGGTTCTGTCTGACCTCGCAAATTCCATATACTCAGATTACTTCTGTTTTCAGGGATTATTTTAAGTGCGTTGTATACATCTTTGACACGGTGCAGGCATGAAGCCCTGTCGAGTTCGAGGTTTACGTAAAGTACTTTTCCCTTTGCACACTGCCACCCCAGCCACTTTTTCCCCTCTGCAATAGCAATAGCGAGTTCGATAAGTGCGAATGACTTTCCTGCTTTTGACGGTCCGGCGAGTAGCATTTTGTGACCCTGTCTGAGTACGCTTTCAATGAGAGGCGGAGCGAGTTCGGGCATACTGTCCCAGACGTCAGCCATATTTTCAAAGTTCGGGAGGTCGTCGTTTACACTTTCAATCCACTCTTTCCATTCGTCCCAAGTCGCAAAGCCCGTATTAGTTTCTACAATAAACTGCTTCTTACCGTTTCGCATTACTCCGGGCATACGGGAAAGCCTGTTAGGATTTCGGCAGGCTTTGTCTACTTGAAGTCCGTTTTTGTCGCATATTTTGAATAAAAAGTCTACTCGTTCACGGTACTCCTTGTAATTTCCGGCATCTACTTTTACAATAGCGTGAAGTGATTTACCGCCCGTGAAAACGAGTACAGCAACGGGGAGTTTGAGGTCATGAATGATACCGTTCTGCTGTGAAACGGGTATACTGTCCGATTCTACGAGTGCATAGCGGAAGTCAGCAACGTTTTCGTTTTTCTCACCCTTACCGTCAAGCGGATTGAATCTAATCCACGCTCCGCACTTTTCGTTAGTATCGCCGACCGCTTTGGAAATGTCACCGTTGTATTTGACTATGTCACGCAGAATTTCGCCTGCTGTACGGGAGTAGCACCCGAAAGACGGCTTGAATTTACCGTTGTCCTCCCAAACGTCAGTAACATAGCCTACAATATCGGAGGGGTCAAAGAGTGCTTCAAGGTATCGTTTGAGTTCGTTTGCAGGATTCCATAACTTTGGCTCAAATACGGGCATTTCCTGAGTATCTTCGGCAGAGGTCACAGTATAGCTTTCACCGATAACGTCGTCCCAGTCGAGAGCCTTGTTTACTGACCTCTTAGGCGGTTTATAGCCGTTGTCGAGAGCCATTTTTACTATTGTACCAGCGGTGAGGGGATTTTCTACCTCATTGAAAGTCCTCCACTTTTTTTCGCACTCACCAGTGTGAAAACGGGCTGAGTCACGGCTTGACCAGCTTTCCCACACTGATACGTCATATCCTGAGTGTTTAAGAGCCATACCAACTCCGCACCACTCCTGATAGTCGAGAGCAGAAGGGTCAATATATTGAAGAAGTTCTTCGAGATTGTCGTTTTTATAGTCCATAGTTCCTCCTTGTTTTATTTTAATAATCTTAACGGGCGGACACAGTTCACCCTTACAAGCTGAATCCCACGAATAATTACACATTATTCAGGAACGTAAGTTTCAGGATTAATGCCGTGGGGCACTGTTTTCCAGCCGAGGCAGGCTATACGCTGAATCATATTGCTTGCCTGCTCAAAGGACCAGTTGCCGACGTGTTTAAAGCCGTATACTTCGAGTCTGCGAATCTGCTTAGGAGTAGCAAGACCGTCAAGCTGACGCTTTGCACAGGCTTTGAGTATTTTTTCCGCCTGACCCGCATTTTCTACCGCTTCATAGTTGATACCACGCTTTTCGAGAGCCTTTTTCTGTGAATCCGACACGGGATTTGACTCCCACCCGAAAGCAGGGACGTACTCATTTATAGAGTTATCTTGTATACTGACAGCGTACTGTAAAGGGTCAACGAGCTTAGACTTTCTGTGTTTGAGTTTGTCAATAGTTTCAGCGAGCTTTGCTTCACGGTCAGCAATAACATCTTGTGAGGCAGACCTTTCAAGCTCCTCAATGTCAAATGCAACACCTGTAAGGCTTTCTGACTTTTGTGTCATTTTTTGGGAAACCTCGTCATTTTCGGCAATAATGCAGGCAGGTCGGCAGAGTTCGTGTCTTTCGGTGTTCCAAAGGAAGTCAAGCAGTAAGAGATTGTCTTTACCCTTAGCAAGCCTTGTGCCACGCCCTACCATTTGGCAGTAGAGTGACCTGACCTTAGTAGACCTGAGTACCACTACACAGTCAACGTCAGGGCAGTCCCAGCCCTCAGTAAGAAGCATAGAATTGCAGATTACATTGTATTTACCGTCAGCAAAGTCTTTAAGTACCTGTTCACGGTCATCAGAATCGCCGTTGACCTCGACAGCCCTGAAACCGTGACTATTGAGAATATCCCTGAATTTCTGCGAAGTCTTGACGAGCGGAAGAAACACTACTGTTTTACGGTCTTTGCAGTACTTCTGCATTTCGTCGGCAATCTGTTCGAGGTATGGGTCAAGAGCGGTAGCAATGTCACTTGCCTTGTAGTCGCCTGCGGAAGTACCCACGTTTCGGAAGTCGATTCTGACGGGTACGGTGAGGGCTTTAATGGGTACAAGGTAGCCGTCTTTTATAGCCTGCGGAAGCGTGTACTCGTAAGCGAGGGACTGAAAGTAAGAGCCGAGATTTTTCTGGTCACCCCTGTCGGGGGTAGCGGTTACGCCAAGTACATTAGCGTCTGCAAAGTAATTGAGTACGTTCTGATAGCTTTCTGAAACGGCATGGTGAGCCTCGTCAATAATAATAGTGCCGAAGTAGTCACGGGGGAAGTGTTCGAGTCTTTTTGTACGCATGAGCGTCTGAACACTGCCCACAGTAATTCTGTACCACTGTCCTATACAAGTCTGTTCAGCCTTTTCGGTACTGCAACAAAGACCCGTAGTTTTATGGATTTTGTCGGAAGCCTGTTCGAGAAGTTCACCTCTGTGAGCGAGAACGAGTACACGACTGCCCTTTCTTACTGAATCCTCTGCGACTGCTGAAAAAACGACTGTTTTTCCTGTACCTGTGGGGAGAACGAGCAGAGTTTTAGACCTGCCTGAGTTCCACTGTTCCCACACAGCCTGTCTTGCCTGTTCCTGATACGGTCTTAGTTTCATTTAAATTCCTCCTGATTTTGCATTTAATTCACGGGCGTCCAATGAACGCCCCTGTAATATATCATTTTAAATTTGGGGAATGCAACGCCTTGAACCTTGTGCCTTTGTTCACTTCGCCATGCTCCGTTCACTTTCGGCACAAGTGCGTTGCTTTTCCCCAACACCCCTTAATTATACCAGCATAATTAATTACGCATTACGTATTAAATCAAAATTTCCCTGCTGACCAGCCTGTATGCTGAATGGGCTGAAACTGCTGATTTTCGGAAAGAGCAGGCTGAGCGTAAGAGGGGTAGAGCTTGTCAATGCGGTTAATCTGCTTGTTTTCACCGTCTTTCTGATATGTGCGTACAATCACCTTGCAAACGCCCTGTTTTCCGACGAGTTCGGGTGACCAACGCATCTGAGTTTCCTCACCCTTTTTTTTCATTCCGACAGAGGCGAAAAATTCGGAGAGTTTCCATTCCATTGACCTTGCGAGGAAGTAGTTTTCAGTGACGAGAGCGGACGAGCCGTTAGAGTTATAAATTCTGAAAGTAACGACAGCTTTTGGGCAGGGCGGAATTTTTTCACTTCCGTTATGTCTTGCTCTCTCGAACTTCTCAATCGAGAATCTGTAATCGCCTTCTGGTAGGAGGATAAAACTGCTCTCCTCACTGATAGTGTCGTCCCAGCCGAATACCTCATTGTTCTGATAGTTTTCCATAATTAAAATACTCCTTTTTATAAATATGGGGGTGTACACTCAGGGGTACACCCCTGCAACGTGTCATTTAAAATAATTACGTATTACGAATTACGCACTAAAACGGTATGCGGTTTCTAAGTACTTCTGCGTAGACCTGTTCCCAAGCACCTATGAGACAGCCCTGAACGAAGTCGGAGGGGTAGTTCTGCAAGGGCATACCTTTGGGCATATAGCCTTTTACTTCTGAGCAGATTTTTTCGAGTTCCTCAGCAGTAACGTAACTTGACTCCATAAGGTCAGCGAGCTGGTCAGGAATCCCCTGTACTCTTTGGTAGGGAGGAGTAATTTCCTCGAAGTCGGCGAGTGTTTCTGACTGTGCCGTTTCAATGCCGATTTTTTCAGCCTTTTCAATTACCTTTTCAACGCTGTTTTGCAGTACTTCTGCACCGTAAATGTGAGCAATTGACTTGTATTCAAGCGGGAGTCTGTCAGGGAGTCCGAAGCGGTTTTTAGCGTCCCACCAAGCAGTTTTAGTAGTGTACATAACTCTCTGGCAGGAAGTAGCCTTGTGTTTAGAACCCTTGTCGTCAACTGACGTGATATTGGTCTGAAAGGCGAGAAAGAGGGTAATATCAGACCACTCTTTAAGCAGAGGAGCGATTTTGTTGGTAGTCTTGTTGCCGAGTTTAAGTTCCCAGTGGTCAAACTCCTCCATTTCTTCGGGGATAGTAGCTTTTCTGCTGACTGCGTGGCAGAGGAGAACGACATTAATTCCAGCGGAGATAAGTCTGTCGGTATCGTCAAGGAAACGACCTATTTTTTCAGCCTCGTACTGCCACCCTTTGCCGTAGCCGAACCCCTCAATACTCTTAACATTGTTTTCGTTACAGAGTTCTTGAAGTGCAAGGCGTTCAGCCCAGTCGAAAGTGTCAATAATGACAGTGCCGTAATTTTTAGATTTGCAGTTTTCGAGAATGAAGGTCATTTCCTGACAAAGCATCTGCCAGCTTGTAGGCTTAGGAAGTCTGCGGACATTCATTTTTGACGTACTTCCCTCGCAGTCGATAAAAACAGCGTTAGGGAACTGTGAGGCAAGCGTAGACTTACCGACACCCTCCTGACCGTAGATAACGGTCTTGATACCCGAACCGTACTGAATACCGTTCATTTCTTCAAAATTCATTTTAAATTCCTCCTTAAAATTTACCTGCTGTCCACGATTTTTCAACGTGGTTTACAGGTGTTACCGAATAGCCGTCCTCAATGATAATACTGCACT